ACCGATTTATTGCCCGAGGGACACCCAATGAGCAGCAAAGACAAACCAACAGAAAAGGCCGAAACGTTTTCAGATTATCCCCAAACCGCAACCAACAACGCCAAACGAATGATTGAATGGCGCGAAAAATACGGCGATGAAGTACAAGCGGGAACAATGACCGGTTGGCGACGCGCGCGAATGTTGGCAAATCGTGAACCATTAACGATTGAAATGTTGAACCGCGTCAAATCATTTTTTGCACGTCACGAGGGCAACCAAACAATTGCGGACCGTTTCAAAGATACGCCGTGGCGCGACAATGGTTTTGTTTCTTGGAATTTATGGGGTGGAACTGCAATGCGCGATTGGGTGAATAAAAAGTTGAATGATTTAAACGATTAGTTTGAAATTAGACCGGGACAAATGGCAATCGGATTTCGAAAAGGAATTGGACATTTCCGAAAAAAAACAAATTGCAATTGTTAAACGTTTTTATAAAAGCGAATACAACAAAGGCATTGAATCGTTTATTGCGGACGGTCAAACCAATTTCCAATTGTTATTTGACAACAAACCACTTTTAAAAATATATCGTGATTTGTACACCGACACCGGAATGCGATTTGCGAAATGGTACGTCAACAATTTTCAAAAATACATTGTTAAAGCCGTTGACACTTCAAATTTTGATGATATTTGGAAAAATACATTTGGCGCCTTTGGTTCCGCTATGGGTGCCGAACGCGTGACGTTGGTTGCCGGTACCGCAAGACAAACGCTAATTCGAATCACACAACGATTGATGACGGACCCGGAATTTATGACATTGGGCGCCGTTGAAAAGGGGCGAATATTACGCAATCAATTCAATAGATATTCACAATTCCAAGCGGAACGATTGGTTCGAACCGAATCAACCGCCGCTGCTAATTTCGCAACGTCCGAAGCTGCGACAACAATTTTTCCGCGTGAACAACTACAAAAAGAATGGATTGCAAGTTTTGACGATAGGGTTCGCGATACGCATTCCGAAGCCGGCGCAAGCAATCCTGTAATGTTTAATGAACCTTTTATTGTTGGCGGTCAACCAATGATGTTTCCGGGCGATCCAATGGGCGGCGCTGCGGAAACTATTAATTGCCGTTGTTCAGTTGCTTATTTACCAACGCAAGGCGCGCAAACCGTTGGACAAATTGAAAATATCAACTTCGGTTTGGGTGGCGGTACAACAACCGGTTTTGGATTGGGTGATTTTGCGGCCGCCGTTGGATCAACAATTGTTTCCGGCGTTCAAAACGCGGTTGAAACAACCGCCGCCGCTTTTAAAAATGTAAAAGAATTCAAAAACGGTTTAATTAAATTGTTTTCAGATGCCGGAATTGACGTCAATAAAATAAGGGCGTCGCGAAAATTATCAATCGAACAATATAATTTGATTTATAATAAATTAGACGAATTATTTTTAAAATACAATTTTGGTTCACTTGAAAATAAAGCTTCAATAAATATGTTGTTTAGTAGTGGGGAAGTCACATACGGTTATGTTGAACGCTTTATGATTAATGGTAAATTGAGTAAAATTAATTTAGGCGATTTTATTATTGATGCGTCAAAACGCACTCGAATATTAGAGAATAAATTTACAAAACGTTGGTTCAGCGCAATCGATGCCGACAAAATGTTATTCGCAACACCGGTTCACGAAATGACGCACGTTTTATTACATTCATCAATGAAAGGCAAAACGGAAGTTTTGGACAAAATTAGGGAAATACGTCGCCAATATTACGCGGAAATTAGGGCGTTAAGAGATGCGGGCGATATAAAAAAATATAATGAAATTTATGTTGGAAAATATGCGCTTCATTCATTAGATGAATTTATTGCGGAATCATTTACGGAATACACATTAAATTCAAACCCGTCAAAATATGCGCGTTTAGTTGGTGAATTGATTGACGAATATTTAAAAAAATAATTAAATGGCTACATTAAAAGAATCAAATAAAAACAATTGTTTTCATTGTAAAAATTTTAATATTTTTCAAGGCAATTGCAAAGCGTTTCCGAATGGAATTCCGTATGGCGTCGGTACATTAGAACCACACAACAAACCAATTCCAGGACAAGGAAATAATATTGTGTTTGAACGTGGCAAACCAAACGAAACATAAATTTCAAATATCGTATATTTACAAAAATTTTATTATGAATACAATTCTTTACAAAGCGGCGCCCGTTGGTGAGTTAATCGACGCGGACGAAAAGGCCGGAATTATAAAAGGTTACGGAAGTTATTTCGGGAACAAAGATTCCGACAATGACGTCATCGTCAAAGGCGCATATAAAAAGACAATCGCCGAAAATGGTGAACGCGTGAAATATTTATATCAACACGATATGAATCAACCAATCGGAAAAATGACCGAATTATATGAGGACGACAAAGGATTGGTTTTCGTGGCCGAAATTGCCAAAACACAAATGGGAATGGACGTTGTTGAATTAATGAAATCCGGCGTCATCACCGAAAATTCAGTCGGTATTATGCCAATCCAAAAAGAAAATAAAGGCGATTATCGTGAAATTAAAGAAGTTAAATTATACGAAATTAGCGCCGTTACATTAGCGGCCAACGATCAGGCCAAAATATTAGACGTCAAAGGAAATATTGACGTTGAGAAGTTGTCAAAAAGATATGACAATCTTTCGAAACTTATTCGCAAAGGTTCAATTTCCGACGAAATGGGATTTGCAATCGAAGCGGAAATATTAAAATTAAAATCATTATTTGTGGAATTCACGAAGCCGGTTGACGAAATCACTTCGCCGAAAAAAGAAACAAAAAACGATGATTTAGAAGTGTTAAATTATTTATTAAATTCCTTAAAAAACTGAAAAATGGAAGAAAATATCAAAAATCAATTGGACCAATTTAATAGCGCCATTGATTCAAAAATCGAAAAATCAAACAACGAGGTTGTTGAAGCGGTTGTTGTTAAGGCAAACGACATTGTAAAAAATGAAGTTACCGAAATGGCAACAAAATTAAATGAGAGATTAGACGCGATTGAAGTTGCCAATAAAAAGCAATTCAGCGCTAAAAAAAGAATGTCATTCAAAGGCGCTTTAACCGAAGCGTTTTCAAATGGTGCAATCGAAAAAATGTCAAAAGGACATTCAAGAAGTGCAGCATTCGAAATTAAAGCCGATATGACAACCGGTGCCGATTTCACGGGTGAAGTTATCCCCGCGGATAGAGTGCCAGGATTCAAATTTGACCCAAGCCGTCCACAACACATTCGTCAATTATTGGCGCAAGGTTCAACACAATCCGATGTTGTTCGTTACGTTAAAGAAAGCGGCTATTCAAACGGTGCCGACATCACGGCCGAGGGTGCGACCTTTACACAGTCGGACTTCGATATGACCGCCGTATCTGCAAACGTTCAAAAAATTGGAACGTATTTCAGAATCTCGGAAGAAATGTTGGCCGATACCGCGCAATTGACTTCATATTTGTCAAGCCGTGCGCCGGAAAAATTGTTAGACGTTGAAGATGCGAACATCTTAACCGGCAACGATTTAGGCGGGATCATAAATTCAGCGACTGCTTTTGCCGCCGGTGATTTAGCCGATTCAGTTGACAACGCAAATGAATTTGACGCAATTGTTGCGTGTTTGAATCAATTAGCATTGGCAAACTACAACGCCGATACAATTCTTTTAAACCCAACAGATTTCCACAAAATCCTATTGTTAAAAGATAGTCAAAATAACTATCTAAAAGAACAAGTTTACCAAGGTTTACAACCCGTGTTTATGGGCGTGAAAGTTGTTTTAAATAGCGCAATCGCCGCCGGTAGTTTCTTAATTGGAAACTTTGGCGTTGGAACACAACTTTGGGTTCGTGACGGAATCAATGTTGAATTCTTTAAAGAGGACGGAACAAACGTTCGTGACGGTTTTGTGACTGTTAGAGTTAGCGAGAGAATCGCATTGACAAACTACTTACCAAACGCGTTTGTTAAAGGGACGTTTTCTGCTGCAATTGCTGATTTGGAAACACCGTAATTTTACGGAATACCAACCAAAAACAAAGGCCTGGATTTATTCCGGGCCTTTTTTTTATGCTTTTATTTTAGGGCGCCCAACAGATAAGAAACAAAAAAAACAAAAAAAACTTTCAAAAAAAAGTGAAAATATTTTTTTAATTCCAAAATAAAATGTACTTTTGAATCATCAAACAATAACAAACTAATAAAATTATGCACAAGTCAACAATAAAATGGCAAGTAAAAAAACAATTTCAAGATGTTGAAATTATTGAAATCAAAAAATTTAAATTTGGAATGTTTTGTGTAAAAGTTAAAAAAGAATTAAAGCGCACAACTAAAATCGGAAACATATTCGGTGAAACAGATTTTAACAAATCAGAAAACGGAATTGTTTTAGATAAAAAAATTAGTTGGTCATAAAAAACATTAACCGGCCGGGGCAACCCGGCCACAATTTTAGACAAATGAAAACAACAACCGGATTGACAATCATTCACGACGGAAAACGTGTGAATGTTTACACCAAAAAAGAAATTGAAAATTTGGAATCACAAAGCAAATTCGATAAATTTTTAAACAGAATGTTAAACCTTTTAAATATTAACTAATGGCGTGGGGTTTAGATTATTTCCCGGACGACGAACCGGAATTCGAATGTCGTGTTTGCGGCGTCAAATTATTTGAGGACGTTTTTGTTTGTTCAGATATTTGCTTTAAAGCCGATCAACTATGAAAAAATTTCTTAACTTTATTTTAACAATGTTGTTCTGGTTTTTTGCCACACGTCAAATGTTTCTTTACAACGATATTATCGGAACAATATTTTTATTTCTTATCGGCTTTTCGTTGGCCTTAAATAGCGAAGATTAATTTTATTAGTTAGTTTGATTTCAAAAGGCGGTTATTAATTTAACCGCTTTTTTTTATAACTTTATAAAATGAATCCGAATCAATTTGGTTGTTTCGCCGAATACCTTTTCGCCGTTGAAGCGATGAAAAACAATTTGTTGGTTTCTTTTCCGTTGCTTCACACGTCCATTTATGATTGCATTGTTGATTCGCCAAAAGGATTGTTCAAAGTACAAATAAAAGCCATTAACGAGGACAACAGAACGCGCAACCGAATAAGATTGTCCGACAGAAATCAAAACGAATATAAAACAACGGACGTTGATTTTTTCGCTATATATTCCAAACAACGAAACGGTTTTTTCATCATTAAAAACGACGGCATTTTAAAATCCTTTACATTGGGTTTGAAAAAATATTCAAATAATTTTAATAACTTTGCAATAATTTAATGTTTTTCATATTGTTTTCATTCGGAAAAGCGTCACAATTTAATGTGGCGCTTTTTTTTTATCTTTACAAAAATATTTAGTTATGCAATTAAAAATTAAAACTTCAATTTTAAGAGGTGGAAAACGTTACGATGAGGGCGACAAAATCGAATTGCCGGATCACATCGCCGCCAATTGGATTTCCAGGGGTTACGCTTCGCCAATAGTTAAAAAGCAAAGCAAAGCCAAAATTGAAACAAAGGAATTGAAAGTTGAACAAGTTGAAACAAAAGACGATGCGACAAATTAAAATAAATTCAACAACCGGTTCGGAATTATTGACGACGCAAAACGTCAAAGATTACGTTCGTATTGATACAACCGCCGACGATACTTTAATCGGTGAAATGATTTCACAAGCGCGCATTTGGTGCGAAAACTACATTTCGCGCGATATTGTTGCTAAAAATAGAACGTATTATTTGGAAAAAACAAACGGCGTTTTTGATTTGCCATTTGGTCCGGTTGCAAGTATTTCGCAACTAACAATCAACGGCACAACCACAACCGATTATGAAATTTTGGGATTGGACAATGTGACAATCGAATTAGATCAAGGCCCGGCCGAACGTGTTAAAATCACATACATAACAAACGGCATCAACAATCCGCTAATCAAACAAGCGATGTTGCAATTGATTTCGGTTTATTACGACAACCGAACGGATTTTGTCACGGGCGTGAACTTGAACGAATTGCCGTCAAGCACAAAAAACATATTAACTTCATTCAAATCAATGTTCGTTTAATGCAAGCCGGGAAATTAGATTCTAAAATAACAATCAAACGTTTCACAAAAGTTTCGGACGGTTTCGGCGGTTACAATTCAACATTGTCGGACGTTGCAACGGTTTGGTGCCATTTAGCGCAAATTAAGGGCGAAATAAAGGACAAACTCGGCAAAAGGGGTCAGGACATTGACGTTGAAATTACAATGCGTAAAAACACCGCCGATTTAATTCAGTTGGGCGACGTGTTTACATTAGAGGGTGCAACGCAAAAATACCGCATCAACGACAAATTTGAATTTGATTTGGATTTCTTTACAAAACTATTGGCGACAAAATCACAATAAATGGACGTAAACATAAAAATAAACGCTTCGGATTTGTCAAAACTCAACAAAAAGTTGGACAAACTTCGCGCATTC